ACCGGAGGAACGTCCCCGCGATAACTCATTTTGTCTATAGCTTTTTTAATATCTTCGTAGCTAACCCTAGTGTCTAACGATGTAATTAAGCCGCACATTAGATTCTATCCTTTAAATATTTAACTAATTTGTCATATTCGCCTGGCATTTTCCAGTTGTATTGGTAAAAACCCGAAAACGTGCTTTTGTTAGTATCAAAAAGCTTTTCATATTGGTTAATAATTTTTTCGTGGTTTTTTAAAACCGAATCCATTAAATCCTGATTTTTGTGCTCCTTGTATTCCCGGCTAATATCTAATTTGGTAATCCCGGTAGGACAGCAATAAATAACGATTTGGGGTAAAGCCCAATAGTATTGAATTTTGGCCAAATTAATTCTAATCACCTGGCGCCTTACCGGCGAATAGACTAATTCTGAAATCCAGGGGCACCGGTCTACCAAGGTTACTTTGTTGGAATTTGCTAGGTCCTCTTGATGGTCAATGTGGTTAATAATCTGCTGATTTGTTTGTAGTATTTTAGGACCATCGTAGTCTATTCCTAGCTCTTTAGATAAACTATGCCCCAAAGTTGTTTTTCCAGAGCCGTCAGGGCCTTCTAATATAATAATCATAAAAATTTCCTATTTAATTGCTTTGTTTAAAGCATATTTGTCGTTAACAAAGCAGTGGAACGAAGTACAAGAAAAATGCATATGGCCCATTTCAACTTCGTCTAATCCTGCTTGATCTTTAATCCAGATTGCCAAACGGTTTGCAAAATATAAATCATTGTGGAAATGGCGTAAAGCATCGCAGGCTCGCATAGGATAAAATACATGCACCTGGTTTTGCCTAATTATAAAATGCCAGCCAATTGTGCATGGTACCCTTTCATTTTGCAATGCAGCCGTTAAATCCTCTGGAAAATAGATTGGGACAAAACATTGGCGGGTAGTAGGATTTGCCTTTAGCAGTTTAACCGCATCATGTAAGTCTGCGGTGTCGAAACGAATTCCTTTTGTTAAACCTTTAGGCCAAAGCCTTTCTGGGTAACTGTGGGAAAACTTTTTAGAGTCGCTTAAGTAATCCTCAGTTTTTGTTAACCATTGTTTGTGGCTTGGCGGGGGATTAAGTGGTTGGCCACTAACTCTTTCCCTAAAATGATCTTCTGCCCAAGGCATAGTTGGTTTAGATAATCTTTCAAGTTCTGCTAAATTATTAGACATCGGGAACTTTAAACTAAGATTGATTAATTCTAAAAATGAAAAGTCTACGTCGTTCCTACCTTGCCATGATTCAGTTACGCTAACCTCCCCGTAGCATTCTAAAGCCCTTAGAGAAGCTTGAATAGCCTCTGCTATATTTCTACCTTGGATTTGCATTATATTTTCTCCGGTTATTTTAAGTTTGTTTTGCAGTTAAATTATGCATTATTTCTATAATAAAGTAAACCCACTAAACCAATAAGCTTTCTAATAGCTTGTCTTGGAGTTTTGTTTTATTTTTAAGGAGGCCAATAATTTTTTCATCGATAGTTTCTTGGCAAACTATATGGTGGATTATTACTGTATTTTTAACGCCTTGCCTATGGACCCTACCACAAGCTTGGATATAAAGTTCTAAATCATAAGGGATGCTATACCACACAACATCTGTACAAGACCCACCTTGTAAATTAAGGCCATGTGACCCTCTTTGCACTTGAATTAAAAATACTGGGACTTGGTCGTTGTTCCAGTCTTCTACTAGTTTTTCAGTAGGCTCGAATTCTTCTCCTAAGATTTTTGCCTGGGGAAAAGCTTTGCGAAGCCTTTCTAAGTCGTGCTTATATTCATAAAAAACCATTAGGGGCTTTCCGCCCAAGCTTTCTACTATTTCCTCTATAGCTTTGGTTTTTTCGTTGTGAATAACTATAGACTCGCCTTCTTCGTTATATATACCGCCATTAGAAATTTGCTTAAGTTTATTGACTACTACGGCAGCCGTTACGGCTGTTATTTCACTATCCTCTAGCTCTATTACCATTTCCTTTTTCATAGTCTTATAAAGCTTTTGGGCTTTTGAATCTAATTCTACGGGAATAAAATTATCTAGTCTTTCCGGCAAATCTAATTCATTAGAAGATTTATGAATTACAATATCTTTAATTTTTTCATAGATTGCTTTTTCAGTCCAATCGTGAGGCGAGTAAGTGTAGCCCATATAGTCGCTTTGGTAAAAGTACCTATTTCGAAAAGCTGTAAAGTTTTTCTCTAGCCTTTCACCTTTGTCAAGTAAGTAAACTTGGGACCAAAGCTGCAATAGGCCGTTAGGAGCCGGGGTTGCCGTAGCTATAACTGTACGGCCAAAAACACCTAGTGCCCTTTTTAAGGTTTTAAATCGTGAAGTTTTTGGATTTTTAAAATTAGATGACTCGTCAACAATTAACATCCAATTTTTATCGCGGAAAGTAAATTTTTTGCTACCTACCATAGCAGACATTGCTGATAGCCCGTCCGGATTAATTACAACAATATCCGCTTTGGATTGGAAAGCCTTTTCCCTATTTTTACCGTGGGCAACTTCAATTGTTAGGTTATTAAATTGCTCCCACTTTTTTATTTCGTTTGGCCAAACTAAATGGCAAACCCTAAGAGGTGCAACAATTAAAACCCTATCTATTTCCCGTTTATGTTTAAGGGCCCTAATTGCTGACAAAAGAATTGAGGTTTTCCCTAACCCCGTACCCAAAAACAATCCCGCATGCTTATTAGAAACAATATGATTAATTGCTTCTTTTTGATAGCTGTGCGGGATAAACTCCTGGGCCATTTTAACGTTCCTCTTTGTTGTAATAGAGGTATGCGTTAACAATACCATTTTCTAGCCACTCGTAAGACCTGTCAGTCATAAAATCTAAAAGCTCTTTGTGAGATTTTTCTAAATTACTTTTTGGATTTAGGGTCGCCAAAATTAAATTGTCATATTCAACTTGATAAGTTGCATTGTCCGCTATAAATTGAACCAGGTCAAAGTAATCGTGGATGTTTATCCCGTCAAAAAACGATCTACCCGAAAAAATACAATCAGTTAAATATTCTAAGGTTGCCTCGTGTTCAGACAAGTAAGAGTTTTCCCATACAATTTCATCAAATGTGTTCATTTTGTTTCTCTCCGTTATTTTGGCAAGTTGTATTCAATAGAAAAATTAATAGCGCCAGCACTAACTTTAAAGTCGCCATCTGCGGTTTGCGTTACTAAATGTTTTAATTTTAAGCTGCCCAAAGCACCTGTAATTTCAAAAATACTAAAATTTATTTCGCCAGACATTCTTTTGTGGGCATAGTCTTCTGATGAACTGCCATTTCCGTATTCTTTAAGCTTATCCATAATTACAGATTCTAAAATGGTTATCGAAATAGCTTGGGTAGGATCTAAACGATCCCCGTTTAAATAAAGATTGCATTTGTGTTTCATTTTATTTTCTCCGTTTAAATTATTTAATGTGCGTTTGCATTATGGGACATGGGGTATATAAAGTAAACCCCCTTAAAAGTTTGCTTTATAATTTTTAGCAATGTCTAGTGCAGGTAGCTTAACCCCGAATTTATCGTCTAATTCTACGACATATTTGTAGTAATCTTTAAGATAAAGGTCAAACCCTTCCCAGTCTTTTGTTTCGAATGCATTTTCCTGAAATCTAGAGCTTACGATTAAGCTATTAATAATTGTTTCTAATTCAGCTTTTTGATCGTTTGAAAGATTAGCCATTTTAATATCCCCGGTAAGTTTTATTTAATGTACGGTTATAATTATGGGCACTATGACATCTGAAGTAAACCCCCTAATTAAAATTAATCTGAATTAACTTCAATTAGCCAGCTATCTACTTCTTCTTTGGAATAAACAACTTTGTAATTGGGGGTATGTTCCCGGATTTGGCGCCCGACAAACTTTTGCAGTTCGGATAGCTTTCCGTCTGGCTTTTTAACTTCGATTAACCAAACCTGTTTGTTAATAAATACAATCTGGTCCGGAACGCCCCTGTGAGCAGGCGAGGCCCATTTAAAGCTATAACCACCTAGCTGTTTAACTCTGTCTTTTAGATATTTTTCAATGTGCTTTTCTAGAAGCTTACCCATCTACAAAAAGTTCTAAAACGGAGTTTGCCTCTTCTATATAGTATGCAAAATCTAGATCTTTGGGAATGCCGTTATTAATTTGCATCATAGGAACGGCGCCGTCAGACTTAGGAACCTTATTTCCATTGGTAATATAATTAATTCTTTTACCATTAGTAGATTGGTACCACCTAACGACTTTCCCAAGAGGTTCGCCTTTCCATTCTGCTCCGCCTTTTACTGTTCTAACAGTTAAAAACTTAGTAATGTCTTGGCAATTAATAATTGTTTCATTAATGTTAACGCCCTGGGTTAAATTATTTACTACAGCTTCATAAACTATCGGCATAGCAGGGTTTTTATTTAAACCGGGCTTAGCAAAAACGCCTTTGGTTTTAACTTGGCCGTTGTTCTGAAGGGCTAAGTAGTTATTAACATCCCTCGAATAGAATTTGTCGTAAAGTGTGTGTTCTAATTTAAAGTTGGTTATTTTTTGCCAATCCTTTAGCAAGCTTAATTCCCCTGGCTCATGCACAATGCCGTCGGTATTTGCAGAATAAACTCTGCACCCATCATCTTCAAGAGTTTCGATTAGCATTAGTAACGCCAATTGCCCGGTAATAGTTACGGCTAACATACCTTCGGGGTCATACATACACGACCACCTGTTTGACAATTTACCAAAAGTGGAATTAAGGATTAGTTTTAAAGAATTAGATTTTAACTTTTCCCCTTTGCTTTTTGCTTCTATTCTTTTATTAAAAATAGACCTAAAGTAAGGTGTAAATTTTGGTCCAATTACAGGCGGGGAAATCCTGTCATTAATCATAATGGAAGGGTAATAAGAAACTACGTCGCTATCAATAACCTTCTTTAATGTTAGATTTTTACTTGTGTCATGAAGGCCGCCCAAACCCATTTTATAAGATGTTTGGTTAATAGTAATAGGTTCTATTAGCTTAGCGGGGAGTTTAACATATCCTGACTTATCAACATTAAATTCATAATTATTTACGAATTCTAAAATGTTATTAAGTTGGGGGCTTTTAAACTTAATGTAACTGGGGGCCTTATATCTTACTTTATTAGGCGGGGGGTTTTTATTAGACCCAACGTTAAACTTTTTTTGGATAATTGCTTCTGCGATTTGTGCACCACCTTTAGACATAAGGTTTAAGCCGTACTCTTTAGACATATAAACTCTTAGGTTTAAATCCTCTTGCAGATTATTATACAAATCGATCGTAGTATCTAAATCATTGTTAACGCAATAATCCTTAACTTTTTCAATTTGGTTTTTATTTAAAACAGTATAAGGTGGATAGGGTAAATCTTGGAGGCGGGGGCTATTCATTCTGCCGCCGTACAATTTTAATGAAGTAAATACACCTGGTGCAACTTGCATTAAATCTATAGTGGTAATTGGGTACTCAGAAACAAGATCAAATTTCTTTAGTGTTTGCCATTGCTGCATATCCTTTTCTATAATTTCGTCGGATATAATTTTTAGCTGCCTGCAGGTTAAACCTTTCATTGCTGCAAGAATCATTGGTAAATCATAACGATTAGAATTATAGCCAAAGGTTGTGCGTTTTACCATTAAAGACAAAAGTTTTTTGCGATCTTTTTGGCTTAAAGAATTGTTTTCCCCTACAACTTCTAGAGATACGCTTTTTCCGTTGTCCGGATTTTTAAATGCTGCGAGAAAATAATTAGGATAGCATTCTACATCGTAAGCTATTTGCATTTGGTTGGTTGTCATATTTTTTCCTACTGTCCAATAAAAAAGGCAGCCTAAATAAGGCTGCCTTTTACAGAGTTTAGTCTAACTCGTCTAGATCGTCAAAGTTGTCGCCAACATCAGTAGGACCAGAACCAAACGCTTCCCCATCTTTTACGAATTGAATTCCGTATAGGTTACCGTTTACTCTTTTGCCGTAGTTATTATTTTGAACCCAAACATCAACGATAGCATTTACATAACAACCCGCATAGATTTTGTTATCTTCTTCTATGAGAGGTGATTTGTCTCTATCTATTACGATTGGACGCTTGTTAGCAGAAGACTTAAAACTCATACAGCCTTCATAGCCATCGTACTCCGAATCTTCGCCATCTCGCAATGCACGCTTATCCGAAGGAACTTTAATGTTGGCTTCTTTAATAGCTGCGTCAATAGCTTCTTCAATTTCCTGAATTTCTTTTTTGTTTTTCTTTTTGTCTAGCAAAAAAGTAGCTTCATACTTAGTTTCAACTTCGTTGAATTTTGCTCTTTGAAAAACAGATGGGAAAGAAAGACGAACGTTTTTTAATTTTAATTGAGCCATGGTTTTTACCTTATATAATTTAAAGATTTTATTAATGTCTAAAAGTAGACACTGACTATAATAGATTATGTAAAACTAAAAGTAAACACCTATTTTACTTTTTTTAGAACTAAACTTCCTGGTTTTTTGTCTGTCCAAGATTCAGGTAGTTTCATTTCCTTTAATTTTAGAATCTTTTCGGCTTGTGCTGGGGAAATTAATTTTAGTTCTGACCAAGCTTCATCTTCTTCTAAAAATTTTACAATTTCATTTTCGCCTTTTTGATTCCAAACTCTAACCCCGCGGCCTTCTTTTAGGTCGTAGTTAATAACCTCTTTGCCTTCTTTTAAATCGGACAAAGCTTTTTCTTTTACTATTTTGCACCATTTTTCAATTAAAGGTATTCTATCCAAAACTATGGAAACTTGCTCGGGGGATAAGTTTTCAGGGGGTACTAGCTTTGTGTCATTTTCCAAGACTTCTTCTAATGTGTCAAAGCCATCTACTATTTTTTCAAAAGAATGTTTGGCTAAAGCATTACAGGTACTAGATACTCCACACCATCTGCAAGCTTTTTTACTAGGACCAAAAGGTGCATCGTCCGTTAAAGCTAACGCAGCTTGCTTTTTAACTACTTCGCCGAATTCTCTTAACTTACCCACACTTAACCACCAAGCGTCCATATGGTCTAAACGTGGCTGGCATATGTGTAAACTAACCTCTTGGAACTTATAATTAGGATAGCTTTGTAATACCCCTAAAGCATACAGTTGCGCTTGGCTATTATTTTTAGCGTAAACTTTTTCGCCTACGCCGTACTTTAAATCAAAAACAGAAACCTCGTCGCCGTCAATAATAATAGCGTCGGCTGTACCGAAACCGTCTGGGACTAATTCACTATAGCTAACTCTTTTTTCTATCCTAAGAATTGCAGAACTACTACAATTATCATAATGGTCTAAAACATAATTAATATATTGGTTTACTGCAATTCTCATTTCGGCAGTAATTTTCATATTAAAACCGTTATAAAGATTTAATGTGTTACCAATAGATGATTCGGGAACCCTTTCTTCCTTCTTTAAATAAATTTCCGCTAACAAATGCGCAATGGATCCTTCGTTGGCGTATATACTAGAAGGACTGTTGGGAACGTCTTTTAGCATTCTTACCGATGCGGGGCATGACATCCACCGCTGGGCAGATGATGGTGAAAGTTTAGCGTGGGCCATTATATTTTTCCTTTTTATTAATTAGGATTTAATTTTAAGTTATAACAATAATTTTGTATACAATTTATGTTTACTTTAAGCCACAGTTAATTTACTATTATCTGTGGCTATTGAAAAACGATAGCTTAGGAGGGATTTAAAAGGTCAGGTTTCATTAAAAAAATGGGACTTGCTCCGGAGAAAGCAAATCCCATTTTAACGACACGATATGAACAAACAAAAAAGTATTATAAGTGGAGTGGTTATAACACTATGACATATGAAAGAGGAGTTTACAAATGTCAAATGCAATAATATCACAATTTTTAGAAAAAAGAAAACATTTAACGATTTTGGACGGAAAAAAGCCTTTAATTAACAATTGGCCGTCCGAAGTACTAAACCAAAAAGCTCTTTTAAACCACGAAGGAAATTACGGTTGGGTTTTAGGAAAGAACGACTTGGTTATAGATATAGATCCTCGCAACGGCGGGAATGAAGGCTACCAAGAACTTTGTCACGACCTAGGCTACGAGTTAGTTAAAACAGTTAAAACAGCTGGCAACGGGTGGCACATTTACTTTAAATATGATTCCGATTCTGTAGGAAAGCTTAGAAAGCCGCGGGGTAAATATAAAGGAATAGACATATTAACCCGAGGTAAACAGTGCGTTATACCAGGCTCAGAGGTTAATGGAAAATTTTATATTTGGGATAAGGACAACACCCATAACGAATTTATCCAGCAGCAAGCACCCAGTGAACTAATTAAACTTTTAGATAGTTCTTTAACTATTATAAAAAACACCGATGCTGAAGACGGGAACGCTTTTCAGGAATTAGAGCAACTGGTTAATTCGTCAGGCTTTAGCCAAGCAGAGCCAGAGCAGGTTAAAAAATGGCTATGGGAAATTGATAGTGACGTGGAATACGACACTTGGTACCGCGTAGGAATGGCTTTATATAGTTGGGACAAAGATAAAGGTTTAGAACTATTTGATAAATGGTCAAGCCAAGGTTCCAAATACAAAGAAGGAGAATGCGAGGCTAAATGGGCCACTTTTAGTGACCAAGGGATTAGCTTAGGAACCTTGGTGCACCTATCGCGTGATGCTTCTTATGGCAAAAGTATAGATGAAGCGGTTGAAATAATCCGGTCTTCCAGTAATAAAAAAGATTTGGAATTAGAAGTTGTGCCTAAGGTTAAAGAAATGAATCTAAAGGGTGTAGATTTTAATACCGCAGCCAACGCATTAAAAATTAGAATGAAAGAATTAACGGGTTTCGCTCCTCCTATTTCTATGATGCGTTCATTAATTATGCCCACATTTGAATTTGGTCACGAAAACCATACCCCTGAATGGTGCAAACCTTGGCTTTTTGATTCAAGTCAAGATAGATATGTAAATATGGAAACGGGGCTAATGGTTTCGTCCCCGGCTTTTAATGCTATATGTGGAAAATATGTTCCTGAAAGCGAAGGAGGCGGAAAACCTTCGGCATCTAAATTTGTTGCTGATCACGGTTATGTAAGAATAGTAGGGGCTTGTAGATATAATCCTTTAAGTAAGGATGCTATTTATATAGAAGAGCAAACCGAATATTATAACCTTTTTAATCATAACAAAACGCCAAAAGCAAATGAGGAATATGTTAATGACATTACCCCTATTTTGGACCACTTTAGAAACATATTGGGCGAAAAAGATTCAGAAATAATGTTCGATTGGTTAGCTTGGCAGGTACAACACCCAGGGCAATTATTACTTTGGGCTCCGGTTATTCAGGGTAAATACGGAATAGGCAAAACTTTTATAGAAAGACTTTTAAATGCAGCTCTCGGCGATCACAATGTTGATTCTGTAGGACCAGTGGCTGTTTGCTCTAATTTTAATTCTTGGGCAGAAGGCAAATTGGTTACGGTTTTAAACGAATTAAAAGTTGCAGGACATAACAGATACGAAACTTTAAATAATTTAAAGCCGCTAATTACTGATAGAAAAGTTTCTATTAATGACAAAGGCATTAGACCTTATACTATAAGGAACCATACTAATTATTTAGCAACCACTAACTTTAAAGACGCTATTCCTATCGATGAAGAAGATCGCAGATGGTGGATAGTTTTTGCTAAAGCACCTGAGATTAAAGACAAAACTGCTTATTTTGATCGTATTTTTGACCTACTAGAAGAACCCGGGGATATTAGGAAGTGGTTAGAAGATCATGAAATAAGTGAGGAGTTTAGGAATTTAAGGGGCGCTCCGGATTCCTGGGCTAAAAGAACTGTAATCCATACGGAAAATGCTAACCACCAAGGCTATAACGAAGCCAAAATGCTATTAGAACAAGGCGGACATGGTTATTGCAAAGAAGCTTTTGATTCCCATAGCTTGGCTACTGCAATAGAAAATGAGCTGGACATGATAATTAATAAGCTAGCAGTTAACCATATTAATGGCATTTATAAAAGATTAGGATATACCCAGCATCCTAAAGTAGTTAAATGGGAGGGAAAATCCAGAAGAATTTGGACAGTGAAGCCAATGACTAATGCAGAGATTAGAGAGGTTCTTTCTAAAGACTAAAATTTACGGTTGCATTAAGCAGGTTAAAACTTTGTAACCTTTGCTTAATGTAACCTATATTGTAGCTTTTTACTGTAACTCTTATAAGTTGTTAATTTATATACATTTATATATACTATAATATTAAAGGTTACAGAGTTACAATAGTATAATTGGTAATGATAGAAGAATTAAAATGTATATAATTATAAGTTTATCTCTCTCTCCCTGTATAAAAAGGGTTTAGGAGCAAATGCCGTGTCTTTGTAACCTTTACGGAATAAAGCTATATATTTTAATAGCTTAGGTGGTTACACAAGGGGTTTTTAGTAAATGGCTATTTAGTAACCTTTAAACCGTAGAACTCTTGTTTACATTATGGCCAACTAAGTTTATAATTGTTAAAAGATTGTATTTGTAAAATAGGTGTAAATATGGCTAAGAGTAAAAAGGCGGAAATAAATTACAATAAAAAACATGACAAAAAGCAAGTCATGGATTTTTTACTTGAACGCATTCCTGAAACTTCGTTAGGTATGGGCAGGATTTTAGAATCTGCTCCTTTTGATCCCCCAAGTGTTAGCACCGTATCCCGTTGGATTAGTGCAGACGTAGAAATCGCGGAACGGTTTCGCGAAGCTAAGCGGCGTCAGATGGACTACCTTGCCGAAGAACTATTAGAAATAGCCGATGATTCAAGAAATGATTTTATGGAAAAAGAGCTAAAATCAGGTGAATCTATAATTGTGGCGAATAATGAAAACATTCAAAGATCTAATCTTAGGGTTAATACAAGAAAATGGATTATGAGCAAACTTAATCATAAACAATACGGCGACAGAATCCAAAGCGATGTAGATGTAAAGGGCAACTTAACTATAAGCATTGCTGCAGATGAATCAGATCTTTAAACGTACCCCAAAACAAAAAGAAGCTAGTCAGATATTAGCTTCCAATGAAGAAAGTGGTCTTTTTGGGGGAAGTAGGTCCGGTAAAACCTTTATAATTATTAGATCTATAATTATTAGGGCATGCAAAACTAAATCTAGGCATTTAATTACTAGATTTAGGTTTAATCATGTTAAAACGTCAATCTGGTACGACACTTTCCCAAAAGTCCTGTCTATATGCTTCCCTGATGTAGAGGTTAAATATAATAAATCCGATTGGTTTGTTATATTTCCCAATGGATCAGAAATTTGGTTTGGTGGTATTGATGATAAAGAAAGAGTTGAAAAGATCCTGGGTAATGAGTACAGTACTATATATGTAAACGAGTGCAGTCAGGTTTCTTATGATGCAATACTTATGTTACAAACACGTTTAGCGGAAAATTCTGCATTAACCCTAAGATTCTGGTTTGATTTTAACCCGCCAACAAAAAAGCATTGGACTTATCTCTATTTTGTTGAAAACCGTGACCCAGTAAGCCTAAAACCCTTGGCTAACGCAGTGCCTTACCTTTTAATGAACCCAAGGGATAACGTAGACAACCTGCCTACCAGTTACATTTCCCGGCTAGAAAGGCTACCACAAAAGCAACGGGACCGATTTTTGTCTGGTAAATTTACTTTGGATACGGTAGGGGCTTTATGGGATTACGAAATGATTCTGTCTGCCCAATCGAAAACAATAACATCTGATCCGGACAGAACAATAATCGCGGTAGATCCTGCAGTAACAAATAACGAAAACTCTGACGAAACAGGTATAGTTGCAGCTTCTAAACATGGAGAAGACTTTAAAGTTTTAGCAGACTATACTTGTAAAGAATCAACACAAACCTGGGCAAACCGGGTTATTCTTGCTTACGATAAGCATGAAGCCGATGCGGTTATTGTAGAAACCAACCAAGGCGGGGATTTAGTTGAAAATGTTTTAAGGCTTAACGGCTTTAAAGGCAGAGTGATTAAAGTACATGCTAAAAAAGGTAAAGCTTTAAGGGCAGAACCTATAGTAGCATTATATGAACAAAATCGAATAGCCCATAAAGATGAACTCCAAGATTTGGAATCGGAAATGATGGAATGGGTTCCTTTTAATACAAAAGATTCTCCAAACCGCATAGATGCGGTAGTATACGCCCTAACTGAGCTCAGTAATGAGGGCGAAAACCTCGGCGAACTGTTGGAAATGGCATTAGGACAAAATTAATGAATATAAATCCATGGCGAAAAAATAAATCCGATCCCAAAGTTTTAGAACAAGAAGTTAGTAAGCTATCCCAAGAATTAGCTTCTAATTCAATAGAAACTCAGGATCTTCGTTCCAGGCTTGCTAGTGCAGTTTCAGGAGGCTATGACCAGGCGGACACTTTACATAATGTTTTTATAGATTATGGCTATCCGCAAAAAGTTACTTTCGAAAACACCTGGAACATGTACCGGCGATTCGGTATAGCTAAAAATATTGCAGAACTTCCCGTTATAACAGGATGGACAGATAATCCCCGTGTTGAAGGTGTTTCTGCTGAATTCGAAATACTATGCAAAAGAACTAAACTTTGGCAGAGACTAAAATCTTTAGACAATAGACAAAGGGTTGGCCGCTATGCTGGTTTGTTTATGCGATTCAGGGATGGACTACAACCAGAACAACCTATTCAAACAAAAGGTAGCGGCCAGGGCGCATTAGTTTCTATGACGCCAATGTATGAAGGGCAATTAAAAGTTTTAGAAACAGACACCAATCCCGCTAGTGAAAACTACGGCTTACCTACAATGTATCAGTACACAAGCGGTGGGGCAGGTGATAAAAACGATAAAGAGGCCAATAGCTTTAACATCCACCCTGATAGGATTATTATTGC